TGATTAAGTTTGCTTACGAAGCAAGTAAGGGATTGACTCCTTACACTTAATCATTAGGACTTCTAATGTTTTAATGTCAATCTATGTTACTTCGGTTCGTGACTCCGATGTTGCAAATGTACTTTATAATTATCTATTTTGCAAATAAGTAAGTGCATTAATTAACCCACTCATAGGTTTCAATAATATACTTTTTGCCATTTCTACTAAATAATGGCTTTATACTTGAATAGTCATCTAATGCTATAACAGCAGTACAAATACATAATACTGGTTTATCATTGTCAACGTGTGTGCACATAGCTTGTTTACCAATTAAAAAATAATTGTCTTTCTCTATTTGTTTTTTATACAATGCAAGTCTTTCAAAAATACTTTGTTTTTCTTTTTCAAGTTTTGCAATTTGCACATTTAATTGTTCAACTTGCTTTAATAATGTTTGTGGTAGTGTATTCATATTATTTGTTTAGATAAGTTGGTTGTGTAGTTCCTTTATTAATCATTTCTTTTGCAGTTTGTTTGTATATTGATGCCTTTTGCGATAGATAACCGTTGCCATCAATCATTTGCTGCATTACACAAATGGCATGTTGTTGGTCAATATAACCAGCACCAACATAACCACCCATTAAGTAAGCTGCGGCCCTCAATTGTGGATGACCATTGTCAACAATTACGTTTATTTTTTTCGCAATAATACGTTCAATTGTTGATGTTTTGTCATCAATAATGTATTGTTTTACTGCGGGCCTAACAATTTCAATATGCTTTGTTGACCAAGTTTGCGCATCGTTTCTGTGTAGAATGTCGGCATCGTAACTAATAAACATCGGTAGGATGCAGTTCTTTGGTGCGGTGTCAAATCCATTATAGCAGTTAAGGTGTCGCTCGATGCCTGCATAATAGTGTTTAAATTCATCAACCGAAGTGCAAATCGGAATCTTAACCAGTGCGCGAACACCATGCCTTGAAGCGGATAGCCACGCGGTTATAATGTATTTATATTCGTTAAATAAATACTCTTTGAATTCAACCGCAACATCACTTGCTAAATGGTCAAAGTCTAAAACAAGTAATCCAGTCCAATGCTGAATATTAGAATACTTACGCGGCCCGTTAACATAAACACATGGTGTAAATGAATATAGTTTTGACTTCAATGCTTGCTTTTTGGGCATGTCTTTTTTTTCCTCCGCAATCCTTATCTCCTCAAATACATTGCGGATATCTTTTTTAGGTGTTCTAATTGCGTTTATAAGATATTCAAGCGTAACACTACCAAGTGGAGTGCTACGTTTGATATCCGCTTCGTAATAGTTAAAAATAGGATTCATTTGTATTGATTTGAATTATACTTAAAGTCATCCTTAACCATTGCTTTTTGAATTGCGTGATAAATTGATTCAGCGTTTAGTGTGTAAACTATTCCGCTTGGGGATTTTATAAAAAATATTTTCATTGTGTATAAAATTAAAAAAGCCCTTAAAGATTTGCAAGGGGTCTCACTTCCTTGCGCCTCTATAAGGGCCAATACTTTTATGTTTCTATAATGTGAGACCGAAACAACAATGCAAACTTAATGAATCTTACCCAAAGTAGCAAGCATTTTTTTATCATATTCCTCAAGCCATTCTCTGCATTGAATAACGCGTTGAATTATTTGTTGTTCAATAGTAACATCGCGCTGCACCTGATAGGCAACCCATCTTTCGTTATCTGGTAGGTCATCATAAACAACCTCGCCATCGTAGTTAGCCTCCTCTGGTGTGTTCATAAGGCCATGAAACACTATAAAAGTAGGTCGCTCATAAAGTGCCATGTAACCGCGACCTTGCCATTCGTAATCGCTATTCATTCCCTCAATAGCTTGTTGCTGCAATGTTTTACGTGACCATGCTGCCTTAACATCAACTATTAAGTGATTAGTGATTACATCGCAAGTGCCAACCATCCATTCGTTATGCACAGTTACTTCATTCTTTTGAGCCATCCCTAAACCGATTTGCTCGGCCATAAAATCAATAAGGTCAATTTCAACAAGGTTACCTTTCATAATATACTTTGAATGTATTTGTTCGCGGTCATTTGCATACCATTCCATTAAGAAAGTTTTGCACGTTGCTGACAATTCGCCTTTAACTTTTGCGTTGCTCATTATCTTACCGATTTGAGAGCAATGTATTTTAAATAGTTTCATATTTTTCTGATATTTTACGTTTATTTTTAATTTCTTTAAACTTTTGATAAGCATCTGAAAGCGGTTGTGTTTGGCCTAATCCTTTACACCAATAATCATTTCTTAACATTACTTTGCACATTCTTCTCCACGATGGCACCCAACACTTGCTTTCTAAATCTTCAGGAGCCTCATCTGGAATAACTAAATAGCCTCTATCTTGCCAACCTTTGATGAACTTTTTAAACCTTTCTCTATAATGCAAACTTGTTTTTTGCGGCATTGTCGATAAAAGTAAGTTGCAGAATGTTTGCCATGTATGATTTTCTGGCTTGTAAATTTTATTATAACCACTTACATTTCCATTCTCTTGAATGTATAAAGCACCACTATTAACACCATTTACCCTTGCAATTAGTTTATACCAAGTTTCTGGCTCAATAATGTGATACAACCACAAACCTCTCCTTTGATCATCTCCATAGGGTTGACATAATCTTTGTTGACTTATTTTTACTCCAGCCATCATCATTTTATCATAAACCTTATTGTGTGGTAAATTATTATATTTTCCATGAAACACCCAAATATCTTCAGTTCTCCAATCGTAAATAGGATAAATATTAAAAAGTTTACTTGAAACTTTTGTACTCCACTTCCAATTATTAAACATTAAACCATCTTTTCGAGAAGTAATAGCACGATAGCGATGTAAACTTTCATCAGCTCTAATTCCAATAAACGCAGCACAATTATAACCTTTTGAATACCATTCTCCAAATATTACCATAAATTCCTCAAATTCCATTTTTGGTTGGTAGAAATCATATTGATTTAAATCGGATGCAAGTTTTGGTTTACTTCTTACCCAAACTTCTTTTTTATCTTTATCCCAACAAACCCAACGCGGTTGATAATTACTAACAGCATTTCTTAGCAATAATTCAGCACATACCCAATGCAATTCAATATTATCTTTATACATTTCAATCATTTGTTCAATGTGCGAAATTGTATCGTTGTATTGAGCTTCTAAATCAATAATTAATAAAGCTACTTTTCTGTTTCGTTTTTGCGCTTCGGCTAAAACTAAGTGAGTCATTACGCTGCTATCCTTGCCGCCAGAAAAAGAAATGTATATTTTTTCAAAGTTATCAAACACTAATGAAACCCGCTCTTTGCTTGCCTCTAAAACTGTTTTATCGTTATATTTTTTTGTTGCCATAATTAATAAATATTAACTTGTCTACCAATTGATAACGCTTCATCCATTGAAATAGGCGCGAGATTGTATTTATCTCTCCATTTATTTAGATATTCTAATGCTATTTCATTGGCTTTATTTTGTTGTTCATTATTTAATAAATTCCAACCCGCGCAATATTTAGATGGAACACCAGTTGAAATACAAACTGCTGCTTGTCCTAACCATGCAATTCTATTCATTGCTTTATTAGTTAAATAATGCTCACATGAATTAATCCATTTGGTAATAACACTTTCTAAAGCAGTTGAAAATAAAACTTCATTAGATAAAATTCTTAAATACTCGTGATTGCACGCACTTTGTGTCATTCCCTCTTTTCTTGAAGCATAAAAACCAGCTTTATGGCACTCCCAATTTTCGTAAGTATGAAATATTCTTTCAGGATCACTTGTATTTGTGGTTCGATAATGCTCTACTTCTTCTTCGTTTAATTCATCTGTTAATACTTCATAGTTTGCAATTGAATCTGAAGCCTCCCATGATTTGCTAAAATCATCATCTTTAAAAATATCTTGAAGACCAGTTATTTGACATAGCCTTAATATTTCTTCTTCATCCATTCCTAACTCTTTTGCAATACGTTCATTTTTCCAATTTCTATTTTTTAACTCCAGGATAATTTCACTCATTGCATCGACTTGATGTTTGCCGCGCGCTCTATTATGTCTAATTGTTGAAGCAATCCTATCATTTTTACTTGATTGTTCTTTGCGAATAATAACTGTAGGAGTATATCCCATTACACGTTGGCGAACAACTTTTGACTCCTTACTTACCCTTGTTCTATGAAATCCATCTACAACTTCAATTTTGCCATTATTTGGATATGTAACTACTGGTTGAGTATACCCATCGTTCATAATAGAAACTTCAAGTAATTCCATTTCTGGAGGCGCAACTTTATTTGGATTGTAATCATTAGCAACAACACTTTCAGCAGAAACCCATTTAACATAATCAACTGGTTCGTTTTTGAAAGGGGAGTTTAAATGAATAAACTCCCTTAGTTCATTAATAAATGTAATTTGTTTGTCTAATTCTTTACCAAATAATTCCGTTTGTATTAATTCTTTTATCTTATCCATTTGTCAATTGAGCCTCCACCTCGTTAGTAACATTGTATTTTTTCTTTATTGCCTCAATCGTAACCGATCCTGCTGCAATAGCCGCTTTGGCTTTTTCGATTGCTTCACCGCTTAATGTCGGTTTAACTACTGGCTTTGTTGACACACTAACTGCATCATGAATCTCACCGAATGCGCGCACCTTTTCAGTTGTTAGCACTATTTGTTTGTTTGTCCAGTCTTCAATAAATGGACTACCTAATAGCTTCGATATGCGCTTTAAGTTAGTAGCGTTAGCCACCATCGGTTTGCATTCGGCAAAGTGTACAATGCAACATTCGGATTCGCCACCTTTACCATCGTGAACTTTTTCCTTGTCAACTTTGGTAATGGTTACTGTTTTGTCTGCATCGGTTAAATCCCAACCACCGATGTAGTTGGTATTTCGGAGTTGTTTGAAATGTGTTTTTGTGTTCATGTTAGTTATGTATTATGGGTTAAAATTAAAATGGCAATCCATCATCTTCAACTGGCTTTGCATAGCTTGCTTTTGGGTCTTCAGTTTGTGTAAACGGATTCGCATCCACTTTCCAACAAACTATAGTATTGAATACCTTTACCTCACCTTGCGGACTGGTCCATTCACGACCTCTGATGTTAATGTGAGCTTCAATGTCCTGACCAACTGAAAGCGAATCTGCAAGTGAGCAGGCTTTCTGTTGTAGTTCAACTGATACTATTTGCGGATACTGGTCATTTGTGGTTAAGATAAGTTCCCTCTTTGAGAATTTACCATCACTTACTGTTGTCGTTGCGCCTATGCGCTTGATTGTTCCTTTGATTGTCATTTTGTTTGTTTATTAATTATGATTAGAATTATTATGTATTGTGTCGATTTTAGGAATGTGAAGAAATTGCGACAACACTATTGAGAGAAAAGCATTGTTAGGGATGAAGTTGCCATCTGGCAAATCCATTTCATTAAAACCTACAGAAACCAAAGCATCACATTTTTTTAATATGTCTGCTGCATCCTTTTGCTCAAATGAGGCTGCTATTTTGCCATCAAACCAAAAGTAAAATGTTTCTGAATCACTTTCGTGTTCAATTTTTTGTTTTTGCTCATCGTTGATCCAAGTTGTAACGGTTGTAATTTGTTTTTTAATGTAAATCGAGTTCATGTTAGTTTGTTTTTATTGGGTTAGTAATTGGGGGTGTTTAGCCCCCTTTGATTTGTTAGTGTTAGTTTTCTTTTACTATTGACCAGCAGTTTTCAATTATTGTGTGCTGTGTAAAATTGTCTTTTTCAAATGTTTCAATATTTAATACTTCTGTGTAATGTCCCCATTTGTCTGTGTATTGTCTTAATACTACAAAATTCGTATCATCTGCCGTTACACTTCTGTAAAAATTAACTACTGTTCCTATTGTTAATTGTCCAAATGTTTTTGTAATTGTTGCTGTTGTCATGTTGTTTTGTTTTTAGTTGTTGTTGTTATTTGTTGATGCAAATGTACACTTAAATTCATTACCTCAAAATAATATTTTCAACTAAAGTGTTAATTTATGTTAAATATGCTTTAAGAAAATCATAAATTATAAAATGTTGTGGCTTCCAACGGTCAACTTTACCATTCATTAACCGCGCAATACCTGGCCGAGTGTATCCAAATTGTTTAGCCGCTTCGGTTATAGGATTGCATTTCGCTGGCTTTGATCCGTTGTGTTCAACAAGTGCTAACATCTGTTTGTATTCTTGCTTCAGTTGCTCTTTGCTTGGTTTGATTCTTGGTTGTTCTGCGGTTATATTCATACTTCTGACATTATTAATAACTGATTACTATTCGTTTTCTTAGCCACCTTATAAGCGTCATGTAGTTTGGCCCTTATCTTATCGCGAAATAGTTGCCCATCTATCCATACACGAAATTCTTGTGTCCATTCCTGTTCCACTATTTTCGGTTTGTACTTTAGCAGCTCCACAACCGTTGCAAGTATCTGCACCACCTCAAACTTCTTAACGTGAAATAACATTGCGATTTCAACTTGCGTTAATCCTGCATTATGTTTTAGCCACATATCCCAATGTTTAGGGTCAATTGCTTCAGGTCTAATGATGTTAACGTAAGCATCACTAATGTAGCGGCTTATCTTGCGGTTGCGTGTTTTAATTGATTCCTTTGGCATGTTTGATTTGATATTGCATTAATACAAGTGCAGAATGTATGGCTTCAGCGTTGCCACCTTTGTAAGTTAATTTCGCGCCTCCTTTAGGTATGTAGGCATCGGGGTTGTTTCGGTAACCGAAAAGTAATTTTTGGATTAGTTGTTTCATGTTGTTAGTTAGAATTTGATGTTTTATAAATAGTAATATTATACTCCATTAAATTAGTCATAAATTGTTTTAATTCTTCAATTGATTCTTTAATGTAATCT